CAGAAATAAAATTGGTAATGTCCATTTCATATCACTCCTCGATGAATTCTTCTAAAAATTTTACCGCCGAATCTGAATGATTGATTGGTGGTGTTTTGTATTTTACAAATGTTTGTTTTACTATCTTTACCGTTTCTTCTTGATGGGTAACGGCAGAATCTAATAATTGTGCAACAACAAGAATACTGTCATACTTTTGATGATATTTGTCTACTTCTGCACGAAGTGAATCGGCAATTCTCATATTCTCCGTTACTCGTTCATCTTGCATCATAGAAGAATAAATAGCCATACCAACACCACCGATGGCGATTATTGGTATTAGAATGTTCATAATAATGTTCTTTATCATTTACTTACTCGGATTCGTTGATACAAATTTTGCTTTACCACGTCCAGTTGAACCATGTTTACGTTTACGTGATACCGCACTTTTCTTCTGTTTGGATGACATACCAGATGCTTTACTAACAGGAACACATTTTGGATAAGCTCTCTTACCACCTTTTCTCTGCTTTGAACCAGCGGATGCACCACATGGAGGATGACCACCCGATTTTGTTTTTCGAGAAATATCCACCCATTTTTCCCTGAACCATTTGGTTAATCCACCAGAAGGTTTCTTTCCTTCCATGAGATATTCCTTCACGTATTCACGGATAACTAATTTTGCGATATGTTCTTGACACTGTGTCATAAGAATAAATATACACAATTTATTTTTAATTTGGTAAAGGTATATTCAATAAACCAAACCACGGAATAGGTGGTCCCGGAACAGGTGATGGAAATAAAGGTATTATTCCTGTGTATATTCCTGCCACTGTTAATTGATGACCAATCAAAGAATTATACAATTTTACAATTGCTTCGGGAGTTGATTGTGCAGATTTGAATGTTTCTTTTAAATCTTTATTCAAGGGTATTGGTGAACCTGGAAAAAGTATGGTAGTACCGCCAGTTGGTGCAATACAAGGCGGCATAGGTGGCATAGGAGACATAACCGCAGTCAACCAATACAAAGAAAATCCAGATGCCATTACTGTGTATGCAATACCAGAAACATCCAAAGAATCAATTATACCTTGTAGTTTTCTTAACTTGTTATAGATTTCCTCTGATATTTTATCTATACCGGCGTTTAATTGAGAAACGAGTTGACCTATTATAGAGTCAATCAGTCCAGATATAATCCCACCTAAAAATGCAAGTGGTGCAGGTAATGAGGAAACTAATGAATTTATTTGAACCGATATGAATTGTTGTGCGTCTCTTAGAGCCGTTTTAGAACCAGCTTGTAATTCTTTTATCGTAGATGTTATACTGGCTATAATTGAACTTAATATTGCTTTTGTTTGTGACCCGTAGAAATTTATATCAAGTGATAATTCGATAAAAGTTTTTAATACCGTCTTATCTGCATTTATCAGAGGTGCACCAAACATTGTTGTTGTTTGACCTATGTTCGATAGATGGTATGCAGTTGCAATTGCATCGGCGGCATCTGACCTACTTTGTGGTAAGTGAGATTCAAAGTAAGGTGTTAAGAGAAGATTGAATGTTGCAGCATTCATAACTTATGTCTTATCAATAGAACCCTTACCAGATGAAGGCCATCCGAATCGGCAACTCCAGTAACGTGCTTTATGACGAGGACCTGGAGTATCACAATTATGTCTTGCACGGAATGATTTACGACGTTGTGGGTCTGACTTCTTTATCTTCATCGTCTTTTTACCACCAGTACCCAAATGACCAAAGTTTACTTTTACAATATTACCCTTTGGGTTTTTCACATATACAGAAAATTTCTTTGGGCCGGATGGTGTTCTGAAAGGTTTACCAAGAGAGACTTTACGTCCACGATATTCAGCTTCACCAAGAAAATCTTTACCTTCTTGAATTGCAAAATTTAATTCTACGATTTTACCACATTCGTTTGTTTTATATGATTCCAAACGATACTCTGGGTTTTGAATTGTTTCTTTTACTTTACGATAACCACCACCGGCGGCTTTGTATGCTTTAACAAGTGCGGCCGAGGCATACGCACTCGGCCATACTTTAAATTTCTTCTTAATACGTGACTTTACACTACTATACAATTTCTTGTTAGTAGGCACATTGCGTTCTATAACAATCTCTTTTGCCATACTTATTGCCCTTTTCGTGTGAACTTCTCAGCCGTTGCAACACCAAGACCAACGATGATGATATACATCAAACCTTCAAAGATAAACTCTGTGATTTGAAATCCCCAAAAAAGATTTGCACACCATGTTATCAACATAGCGGCTACACACAAAAACGTTACAACTCTTTTAGAAGATACTGAACCATCAACGTCTGAAATCATTGACGATAATCCAGCTTTAAGTTGTTCCATCATCCGGGTTCTCCAATTTCTGAATAAAATCTTCACGAAACTTTTGAAACTCATCTTCTATCTTTTGAAGAATTTGTTCCTTTGTGGTGCCAGTATCCCATTTCTCGGCATCACCGAAACTATTTGCAAATTCTACTTTTGAAAGTTCCTCTGCTATTAAATTTTTATCCTTCTCTGCTTCTTGTAGCCAAGCAAGTGCGTTTAATTTTACCTTTTCACGTTCGTATTCTTCCCATTTACCATCTAATCTAATTTGATGTTCCATGTCAACCACACAATCAAAACACATACCGTGTATTTTCTTCATCTTATCATCTAATCTTTTAGGGACACCACAGGTACAACTTTCTTTTGGACAATTTGGAAACTCATTGAGATACTTGTGCAAATCTTGTTGCCATTCTTTACCAAGTTTTGCAATATACCCATTCTTTTGTTCCCATTCATTACCATCTGAATCAAACCATCTATCACCGATTTCTCTTGTAACCTTCGGTTCTTCAGTTGGTTTGTAACCAACCTGTATGGTATTTTGAGATTGATGTTCTCCTCGTAAAAGTTTTTTAACGTCTTGTATGTTGTCAATTTTTATGTCCGCCATATACCACCAAAATTAGAATGAAACTATATTCTATAAATATCAACCAAATTTAAAATAACCAAGTAATTGATTTACTGGTGCAAATGCACCTGTTAACTTATATGACTTACCATTAAAGTTAAATACGATACCTTCGAGTGGGACGATTGAATTCATTCCACCAGCAGCTTTAATACGAGAAAGTTGTGTTTTCAAAACTTTCAAATCATTCACGTCTGTTGAATTTGAAAGTGTTTGGATTGCGTCTTCAACGTCCTTCCGTATCTTTTGTGTTGTTTTTTCTGGGTTTAGTGCCATTACATCACTAACATTTTTAAGAACTTCAGCACCAAATTTCAAAACAAGAAGTTCGAATGGTTTGATGTTTTTCTTTTGTTGTTCTTGAAGTTTTGTTTTATCAACTTCCTTTGCCCAACCTAAAAGTTCTGCATTTGGAATATTTGCAGTATTCAAAACAAATGACTTATCATAAAAAGCCCATCTTTTAACAAGACCTTGCATTGTTTTTTCATCAACTTTAACATTCAATCTCTTTGAGTTAGTCTTAATATAATTTTCCCACCAACGTTGATGCCACATACCAAGAGTATCTGAATCTTTGCAATTCATTTCATTTTGAAGTTTAGTAAGTTGGTCTGTAAAATATTGAAGTTTTTGTTTGAAATTCTTTGATTTTGCAATCGTAAGTTTCTTTGGTTTGGAAATACTGAATGTTTTTTGTGTATCGGCATTTACTTGTTTAATCATACCAGCAAGAATATTCGCATACTCTGGATAATCTTCTACTTTTATACCTTCTTTATTATACAAAGAACTTCCGTGAAAAACAATGTATGCACCGTCATAGTTTATAACGTTTGCACTTTCAGGGTACATAACTTCAAGATTCATCCACGCAGTTCCGTTTTTGAAAATCTTTTGTTGTTGTTTTTCAGTTAGATTTTGGATTGCTTGTTCTAAGTCTCTGAATGCATAAGTGAAGGCTCGTTCTATTTCTCCACGTCCTGCAAATTTTGTCTTTATAGATTTGTAATCCATACCACCGGATTTAATGTCACCCTTATTTCTTGCAGCATATAGTTTACCTTTCTTGAACGTAACAAACAGATTTTGTCCATCTAACTTTTCAGATGGTGCACCTGTTGTTGTTATTTCACCAGATAATCCAAGTCGGAACATTTCTTTCATATCACCAAATGTAAGACCCATATCTTCAAATGGGTGAGTCATGTGACCTGCAACTCCACCTTCTGCAATGAGTGTTTCTTCGTTCAAAACTTCTTCGAACACCTTGTCCCAAAATTCTCTCTTTACAATTGGAAGAGATTCCGATTTCTTTTCTTCGTTTTCAGGTAGTAAGTTTACACCATACTTTCTACCGAGAGAAATAATTGGTGGTATCAGAAATTCACTACCGGGTATCGGTGCAATTGCAATCGCACCAAGTCCCATAATTTTTGCAATATCTCTTAATTGAGTAACTATTGTCTCACGTTCTTTTTGAGTAAGAGACTTTGTTCTCATATATTTTCTGAAGATAGGAATCAAATCTTTTGTATCATTGTATTCTTTCTTCAGGATACTCAAGAATTTTTTTGATTGTTCCGCAGACATATTATGTAAGTTAGTAATCCAGTTTCCAACAGATTCTTCCAAATTACCACGATTTGTATTCATCTTACCAATTACCATATTGAAGATGTCTGCATCAAACCAACCCATAATCGATTTAAATCTCGATTTTAACTCAGATAATTTTGCAGCTCTATCACTAAGTGCCTTACGAATATTTGTGCCTGACATTTCACCAAAACTTGGTATATTCATTGAAATATGAGGCGCATAAACATAGTACGCATATGGATTACTTATATCTTTATACGGAATTGCAGTTGTCTTATTATACTTCATAAGACGTTTATATCCAGATAATCTACCAGAATCTTTTTCACCAATCATGTAAACGATAACCGTTTTCTTTGGGTCAAATTTTTGAAGTAATTCTTGTGGATTATAAGGACTAACTACTTTTACAACGTTTTTAATACCGTGTTTATTTATGATTTTCTTCTTTTCTGCAAAAGAAAAAGGAGACCTTTGAGGGTCTGTTTTATCGGAAGTAACAATGTAAGTATTCTTTTCACCGAATTGTTTAGCCAACCAGTCATAAGCAGCTTTATGATGGGAACCCATCGGTTGAAAACGGCCAGGATAAATTGCAATGATAGTTTTATCACCTTTATCTTCCTCATTAAAAAGTTGCAGTTTAAGTTCGTTTACTATTTCTTCAACAAGTTTTTGCATTCATTACTCCGGCTTATTTGGCCATATTACGTGGTCTGGACTATCGAAATTTGTTATGTCTCTTAGTGATTGGCGATACAATTTCCATTCTTCTTTTTTTTCATCTGACAATGAAACATCTGCAAGTTGTGTCCAATCAGATTCTCCGAGTAATATATTTCTCCGTGACCTAATGTTATCCCATCTACCATTAATTTCACTTTGGATTTCTTCCTGTGTCTTTTGGCGTTTTCTTTGATACTCAACGACTTCATTTTCTTCTATAACATAATAACTACCATCATACACTTCATCATCGTTCAATGGTATCTCTAAAAATCTGTGTGGATACCACCCATATGATTTAAGAGTAATGTTATCTAATACATTAAAATTGGAAATGTTATTCCAATTTATTGGTAACATTACCGGCCCTTCTATTACTTGTTCGTCTTGGACATACACGTATCTCATATTTACTCCATTCTACTAATAAATATAAATATGATGGTATGATGTTATTCTAACTTTTTATAAGTTGCCATTAAATTTAAACCGAGAAGTTCAATTCTTCCTCTGTCTCTAAATGCAGAATCAAAGAAGTTTATTGCATGGTGTGGTATATCATACGGTCTTTTATCCGTGTACCCATACATATAATCGTCAAAAGCAAGAATACCACCCGTTTTTAATAATAGATAAGAAAGAACTCCATCAATAATAACATCCGATGCAAGGTGACTTCCGTCAACATAGATAAAATCAAATTGATGTCCTTCTGATAAAAGTTTTGGTAAAATATCTTTTGACATACCACGATGAACTATACAAGTTCCGTCATCAATATATTCTCGAAGGTTGTGAGAAAACACATCGTAGATACTGGAGAAATCCATGTCCATTTCATCGTGTTCCAAACTACCTTCCCATGTATCAATACAATGCAATTCTCCGCCATCGTTTAGAAAGTTTTCGATAAACCATCTAGTAGACCGTCCTTCAAATCCACCGATTTCAAGTATTTTTGGATTTTTAATTTCTTTTATTGTTGGTTTTACCGAAAAAAGAATTTCTGCTAAATTCTTACTAAACCAATCATAGTCATATTTTAAATCGTCTCTTTTATTCATATTTCAAACCTATCCCAAAGTTCTTTCCAATCCAAATAAGGGTCTTTCTGTGTTTCATATGCCATGTGTAAAGCTACTGACGGAATCGGTGTAAACAAAGTTACGTCATCTCTCCACAGTTTATTGACCATCGTTGATTCGTTGACGTAATTCATCTCACCCCAAACAGTACCATACTCAGTTGCCATGGTATAGAAGATGTGCCAATTTGCACGAACCAATTCTGGATTACAGAGAAATGTAAATGTTGTATGTAGATTTGTTCTCCAATGACGATTTTTTCCGTAAACAATACGGCAAGGTTCAATCCAAACCGGAAGGTAATTATCTGGGTCATCAAATGGATGGATTGAAATTTCTTTACCCAAATTTTTCTTGAACGTAGTATAAGCATCAACCATCTCATCGATTGCGGATGGATAATGAAGATAATCATCTTCTACAAAGTAAACTAAATCAGCATCAGAATCTCTACCACGTTCAAATTGAGCTAAACCACTTGACCGCCAACCTTCTTCTTCCAGTGGAATAAAGTTGTATGGGTGTTTTGACTTACTAAAAAATTCGTGTAATTCTTGTATTGTTTCTTCAGAAGAGTGGTCATCATACCACCAATAGGTTATATCGTGTTCTGAATTATTACACGATTCTATAAGAGACTTTACACATTTTTTTACTACCGTCGTTTTATTGACACCACAATAACGAAGTGATTTTGAAATGTGTATTTCTCGTTTATCATGAGTTCGTAAAATTACATCTAATTTCATTTGTGGTTTTCCGCTAACTTTGTTAGGTCTTCACGAATCTTTTGGAATGGAACATCCCATTCACCATATTTTACTTGACGATACAACTTTACCGAATCATACCACCTTGAACCATCACCAGGAACTGCCCAAGTATAGTAAGGCATAATAGGAGTTAGAACCCAAGTTGGTTTACCCATTGCCGCGGCAAGGTGTGCAGTTGCGGTACAAGAACTAATGATAATGTCACAATCTGCCATGATGTTTGCAGTATCTTCCCATGATTTCATTTGTTCTCTCATATCACCAAATGGCAAACCATCAACAAGATTTTCATCACGTTGAAGTGAATAGAATGTTGTATTTGGAATATCGTGAAGGTCAATCATAAGATTTGGGTCAAATCTACGATGTTGTTCATCTTCAAAGTCAGGACTACCAGACCAACGAACACCAACCTTTAAAGTTCCTTTCTTTGCGAAAAGTGTTCTTGGTTCTTTTGGTTTTAGAAATGGAGAACCGTCAAGGTCTTCGTATTCCATATCCAAGATAAATGCCGCTGACATAGCTGGAACCCAATAATCGTAATGAGCACCCATTGCAACTTCATTGTCAATACAAATATATCCGTGACGAGAAAATATTTCTTTTAATTCTGGTGCACAAGAGACAAGAACTCTTGCACCTTTTTCTACAAAATGTTTTGCAAAACGAAAGTTAAGAATTTGGTCTCCATAACCACCTTCACATCTGAAAAGAAGTGTTTTTCCTTCGAGTGGTTCATCCTTCCAAATTTTTCCTGGAAGTGGTGGTAGTCCAAATACGTCGATATACCGACCGTAGTTAAAGTGTTCCATTGCCTTTTTGAGATTACCATGTCTCATTTCGTGCCAACCAAGATTGAAAAGAACTCGAAGGTCATCTTGTGGTTGAGAACGTAAAATATCTTCACTAATTTCAGGATGACCGTTAATGCTGGCTTGGAGTGCAATATCAAGTGGGTGCATTTGACCCGGTACTATTTTATCTGCTCGGTTTTTCATTTACATAACCTTTTATCTTAAACATAACATTTTTATTACTATAACTATGGAATGGTATGAATATAGTAATTTTTCTTTTAAATACCAAGTGGATTATTCTTCACGAATAGCAACGGTATGAGAAGCACCAGAAGAAACTTGTTTCCATTTAGAGTATGTACCAATTTGTACGGGGTATGAACGAGAAATTACCGTTCCATCTCCAATATAACCGGCTGTATTTAGACCCCACCCCCAAAGAGTTCCATCTGAGCGGATTGCCATTGTATTTGAATTTTCGGCATAAACCGATGTCCATTGGTCTTCGCCCAATTGAACAGGTGAAGAACGGGAAACTGGGCCGGCTATGAATCCTCTACCCAATTCGCCATTTGTGTTTCCACCCCATGCACGTAGTGTACCATCTGTCTTTATTGATATTGAATGTCCACCACCAGCAGAAATTCTCGACCAATTTGTAAGAGTTCCTATTTGAACAGGAGAACTTCTAGTTACAAGAGTACCGTCACCTAATTGAGCAGATGGATTTCCACCCCAACCCCATAGAGTTCCATCGGTTTTTACAGCAATTGTATGTGAACCACCACTACCACCGTTAGCAGAAACAGATGCCCAATTTGTAAGAGTACCCACTTGAATTGGCGATGAATATCCAGTTGAATTGTATGATACTACATTATTTAAACCAAGTTGTCCTGTGGTATTTATTCCCCACCCATATAAGTTATTCGATGTATCGATTGCCATTACATGGTAAATACTGGTTGGCACTGAACCAGCAGCAAATACAGATTTCCAATCTGTGCGAGTGCCGACTTGAACTGGGGAATTTCTTGGGGAAGTAAAAGTTCCGTCGCCAAATTCACCATTTGAACCGCCACCCCATGTCCATAGAGTCCCATCTGTTTTTAATGCAGTGGATGTTTGACCACCAACAGATATGGAAGACCAATTTGTTAGCGTACCAACTTGAACAGGGGAACTTCTAGTTGTAGATGTCCCATCACCTATTTGAGAATATGCTGCATTGGCGCCCCATCCCCATAGAGTTCCGTCTGTTTTTATAGCTAATGTAACAGATGCGCCGGCTGATATTCTTGACCAGTTTACATCTGTTCCTATTTGAACAGGAGAACTTCTAGATATGGTATTATTTTGTCCAAGTTCAGCATTTGTATTATTACCCCAAGACCATAGTGTTCCATCTGTTTTAATAGCAACACAAAATGCGTTACCGCCGGCAGATATGGAAGACCAATTAGTGTCTGTGCCGACTTGCACAGGAGAAGAATGTTGAGTAAAATTATTTAAACCGAGTTGAGCGTTTCCATTACTACCCCACACCCATAAAGTACCGTCTGTTTTAATAGAAGTTGCAAAATTTGGTCCTATTGATATTTTTGACCAATTTGTTAAAGTACCAACTTGAACGGGTGAAGAACGATTTATACCAGTTGATATAGTCTGACCAAGTTGACCATTTGAATTTTGTCCCCATGACCAAAGTGTTCCATCTGTTTTTATAGCAAGTGTAAATCCAGAATTAGCAGCAACAGTTGACCAATTAGTGTCTGTGCCGATTTGTACAGGTGACGATCTATTTATTGTATCATTAAGTCCTAATTGTCCGTTTGAATTTAATCCCCATCCCCATAGAGTTCCATCGGTTTTTACAACCATAGAATGTGAAGATAAACCAGCAGTTGACCAATTAGCACCACTATCCAATTTTATTGGTAAAACTGGTGTTGTTATTCCCAATCGTCCATTAGTATTCGAGCCCCATGCCCATAAAGTTCCATCCGATTTTATAGCAAGTGAATTATTAGAACCAGCGGAAACAGATGACCAATTTGTAAGAGTCCCAATTTGAACAGGTGAACTTTTGCCAAATGGACTATTATTATCACCTAATTGTCCAACGGAATTTCCACCCCATGCCCAAAGAGTTCCATCTGTTTTTATGGCAATTGTGTGATTTTGACCACAAGAAACTTTTGACCAGTCTGTGCCAGTTCCAATTTGAGCAGGAAAACTAGTTGAAGTTGTGGTGCCATCACCAAGTTGACCTGAACTATTAACGCCCCATGACCAAATTGTGTAATCGGTTTTGATTCCGACTCCATGATTTGAACCCATAGAAACAGATAACCAATTACTTGCATTAAGTCCAACTTGAACAGGAGAACTTCTGGAAGTTAAAGTAAAATCTCCGATTTCTCCATTTGCATTTTGTCCCCATCCCCACATAGTTCCATCAGTTTTTAGGGCTAAATTATTACCAAAACCAGCAGAAACAGATGACCAGTTTGTGAGGGTTCCAATTTGAGTAGGTGAACTTCTACTTGTAGTATTACCGGTGCCTAATCGGCCTAGAAGACCATTCCCCCAAGACCATAGTGTTCCATCTGTTTTTACGGCTAATGTATATGTAGCACCTCCAGAAATTGTTGCCCAGTTAGTTCCTCTGTCAATAGTCCACGATGGTGTTGTTGATTCTAATCCCAACTGACCACTAGTTCCCGTTCCCCAAGACCATAGAGTTCCGTCGGTTTTGATAGCCATCGTGTGTGAATCACCAGCAGAAACTTTTGACCAATCAGTGAGATTGCCTATTTGAACAAGTTGAGACCGTGTTGTGGTCGTATTATCACCCAACTGACCGTTGCCGTTTCTACCCCAACCCCAAAGTGTTCCGTCTGTTTTTATGGCCATAGAATAACTAGCTCCAGCAGAAACTTCACCCCAATTATCCACATCTATTATACAGGGTCTTATAATATTTGAAGTGTTTTGAGCATGAATTACTTTTGGATAGTATGCCAATACATTGCCACCCCATCCCCACAAAGAACCATCAGTTTTTATGGCATAACCAGTTGAACTAGTCGCTAATGCAAAAGACCATGACGTTAAAGTACCAATTTGAACAGGAGAACTTCTACCATTATAAGTTCCATCTCCAGTATCTCCATTACTAAAGGAAGTTAGAGTCCATAAAGTTCCGTTGGTTTTTATTGCAAAGTTCGAAACATTTCCTCCAGAGGACGCAGATAACCAATTCGTGAGTGTTCCTATTTGAACAGGAGAACTTCGTGAAACTGTTGTACCATCGGATGCATATCGGCCCCACATCCAAAGAGTACCATCTGTTTTTATAGCTATCGTTGAACCAGCAGATGTTGAATCACCACCGGCATATATTTTTGACCAGTTTGTAAGAGTTCCTATTTGAACAGGAGAACTTCTATTAATTACTGTTCCGTCTCCAAGTTCACCACTTGTATTTAATCCCCAAGACCATAATGTTCCATCTGTTTTTATAGCAAATGCGCTATATCGACCTGCTGCAATTTGTGACCATGTATTTAGTGTTCCTATTTGAACAGGAGAACTAAAGGTACTTGTGTTATTTTGACCAAGTTGTCCAAAATTAGGAGAACCACCCCATACCCAAAGAGTTCCATCTGTTCTTGATGCCATCATCCATGCGGTTCCAACAGAGATTTTAGACCAACTTGTTAAAGTTCCAACTTGAACAGGTGAACTTCGATTTGCCGTATTTGAATGACCTAACTGTCCACTACCACCGTTCCCCCATGTCCAAAGTGTACCATCTGTTTTTATCGCGCCGACCGATGTTGAGCCTATTTCGAATCCCATATCAATTGAATACCAGTTTACATCTGTTCCTATTTGGACGGGTGATGACCTAGTTATTGTATCATTTAAACCGAGTTCACCTTGTGTATTACTTCCCCATGACCACAGAGTTCCGTTTGTTTTTAATCCAATAATACTTCCGGCAGATGCAGCTGCACTTGACCAATCATATGTGGAATTTAATTGAACAGGACTGTTATTAAATCCAAATCCAAGTTTACCAGCAGAAGTAGACCCCCATGATTGCAATTTATCATCAGATGAAATAGCAACTGTAAACGCAGCACCAGCTGAAACTTTTTTCCATGATAAACTTCCAATCTGAACGGGGGAGCTCTTAGATGTAGATGTGCCGTCTCCGAGTTCAAAATTTACGTTGTATCCCCAACCCCATAAGGTATTATCCGTTTTCAAACCAAATGAAGAATCAGTACCACATTCAACAGATGACCAGTTTGTAAGAGTTCCTATTTGAACAGGTGAACTTCTAAATATCAAAGTACCGTCACCTAGTTGACCAGATGGATTTCCACCCCAACCCCATAGAGTTCCATTGGTTTTAACACCCATTGTGTGAAGTCCTGCACTGGTGCCGATTCGGCCTGCATCAATGTTTGACCAAGAATAACCATCACCAATTTGAACAGGTGAGGAACGTTGCATCGTATATCCAAGTTGTCCAGATAATGCAGCTCCCCATGTATATATTGTTCCGTCTGTTTTTATGGCTATTGTATGGGATGACCCAGCAGAAACAGATGCCCAGTTTGTAAGAGTTCCTATTTGAACAGGAGAACTTCTATCATTAGTAGTACCGTCACCTAATTGACCAGAAGTAGAATTACCCCAAACCCACAGAGTTCCATCGGTTTTTATGGATATTGTATGATTACCGCCGGGATTACCACTAGCAATAACAGATGCCCAGTTTGTTAGAGTTCCAATTTGAACAGGTGAAAACTTTGTTGTAGTAGTACCGTCACCAATCTGTCCGCTTGTGTTTGCACCCCAACCCCAAAGTGTTCCGTCTGTTTTTATGGCCATTGTATGACCAGAACCACCAGTGACAGATGCCCAGTTTGTAAGAGTTCCTATTTGAACAGGAGAACTTCTAGATAAAGCAGTATTATCACCTAATTGTCCAGATGTACCAAGTCCCCAACCCCAAAGAGTTCCGTCAGTTTTTATAGCCATTGAGTAAAGACTATTAGCAGAAACAGATGCCCAATTTGTTAGAGTTCCAATTTGAACAGGTGAAGACCTTGAAATAATAGTACCGTCACCAATCTGTCCAGATGAACCAAGTCCCCAACCCCAAAGAGTTCCATCGGTTTTTATAGCCATTGTATGTGAAACTGTACCAGAGACAGATGCCCAGTTTGTAAGAGTTCCAATTTGAACAGGAGAACTTCTATTTATGACAGTACCATCACCTAATTGACCCGACGCATTTGAACCCCATGCCCAAAGTGCTCCGTCTGTTTTTATAGACAATGTAGTATTACCGGCGCGAGAAATTTTTAACCAGTTTGTAAGAGTTCCTATTTGAACTGGAGAACTTCTATTTATCACAGTACGGTCACCAAGTTGACCGAATGCATTAGCACCCCAACCCCATAGAGTTCCGTCTGTTTTTATAGCCATTGTATGTGAGGCACCACCACTCCCACTCACCCATGTTGTTCCATTATCTACTGGATATGGAACGTAAGTAAGTATATCATTATCCGTTTGACCAACAGTGCCATCCCCCCAACCCCAAAGTGAGTATTGTATAACTGGTGCCGCTAGAGTCTTTGTTTTCTGTACTACTATGTTTTTAATAAAAGGCATAACTTATAAATTCTGACCTCCGTTGAATCCATACCAAGTTGTACCACCGTCTATCGTTACAAATGAAAATATATCATCTTTACCGTTTGTTGAAGTAAGTGTTGGTGCAGTTCCACCTGGCCATAAAATACTTGCACCCCATGTAACTGAACGAGGTGTTCCATCAGCAATAAATATCAATGTAAAAGCACTTGCACCGATTGTTTGAGTATTTGATATTGTCAAGGTAGTTACATTTGCATTTAAATTGACGTAAAAAATACCAGCGGTACTCAAATCTAATGTAAGTGTACCACCACTAATTGCAGCACTTGCACTTACTTCCGAAAGAGTTTGTACTCCAGCAAGACTTCTTGACCAATTTGACATACTTCATTACTCCTTTTACTTATAATTATCCACTAACTTGGACAATATGAGTTACTGCGTTCCATCGAATAGTTTTTGCAGCTTCACCAGTCACTCGTAAGACTAATCTACCACCAATTGCAACCGCAGTTGCTGCCCATGCCGGTGTATCTTCTATTGCCGTGATTTGAACGGCACCAACAAGAGCAACTGTTCCTGCATTATTATCTATGGCACCTTGTAACCAGTATGCCGCACTTTCATTATCAGCATCAGTTCTTCTTGCAACAATATACGAAGTAAACATCCAAGTTGTATCGTTTGGAACAGCCAATCCAGCTGGGTTATTCCACACATTGAATGAAAGTGATGTTTGCGTTCCATCTGTTGTACTACCCGATGCATATACTTTATATTCTGGATATGCTCCTGTGAAGTCACCAAGTTGTGGTGTTGCGGCTATAAGTCCACCATTAAACGAACCAATAACACCTGGTGCAAACAAATGAGACCGAACAGAAGTTCCTGTATCTTTCAGAGTTATTTCTGATTGACCCCATTCGGTTCCATTAGTATGGTCTGTCCATACATAATCAAGGAAACCGACGGTTGTATTTTCTGTTGTACTTGTTTCTGATTCAAATTCAATACCAACACCAAGACTTTGTGTTGCAGTTCCTGTTGTGTTGTTTATGATGTTTAGATTTCGAACAGAAGCATTCGTAGTTGACGTACTTGATGAGGCGATTAGATTGCCTCGGACAGTAAGGTCTCCGGCTACAATTTCAGGACCAATTACTGTCATTGAACCTGTTACGGTAAATGAACCGGTGACGTTTGAGTTTCCTTGTGAGAAAAACCCATTCTTAATTACAAACTCATTAGGCATACTATATCTTTTCCCTATCCAAGATTAGTGGTGTAGTTTTGTGTATAGATATAAATATGAGATACCGATGGAATTATGTTATACTTGTCTTCCTAATGTTGTTTGATATTTTTGGACTATTGTGTGGAGTGAGCTGACTTCCGAGTCTGTGAGACCGTTTCCAATTGTGGCAAAAGCACACTCATTAGAAGTGTAATTTGATGCAAATGGAGAACTAGTTGTCTGATTCCTAAAAGATGCAATATAAACCGGATATATGTTCAATGCCTGACCGGCAACAGAAGTAGATGCTGACGATATTAGAATGTTGTTTTTGAAGAATTTTAGTGTAGTCGGGTCGCTAGTTCTTCTTGTTCCTATACTATAACCCTGCATAGATATAGTTGGTGTTACATAACCTCTATCGGTTGTAGCATTTGTGGAATGATGGGAGTAATTTGCATTATTAGATGCAAACTCTATAAACCATGCCTCTCTACCATTCCAACCACCACTATTAGAACCAACACCTATTACAGATTGTGTACTTCCTGTAACAGTTATGTTTTCCCTTGCATAATAGCTCAGATGTCCGTCAAATAATGCCAATTGACCATTGGGTGTAAAAAACGTATTAGCATAAGCATTAGTTCCATTTGGGTCTGCACCTGTGATACTATGAGTCCATCCGCCTTGAAAACTAAGACGAAACGCAGCATCAACATCTCTTGGGTCTTTTAGATTCCATTTATGTGTACTTGCAGTTCCACCAACGAAGGGATAAATGGCTTTCATTTTTGACCACAAATTATTTGATTTCAAATCTCTTGTTAATTTTATTACAGCCCAATATTCAATATTGTCTGTAATACCAGCTGCAGTAAGAAATGATTCTGCATCTTCATCACCTTTTTTACCAACACGACCTGACATTTTTTACTCCATACCAAACGGATTTGGATTGTTCCATTCCGGTGTTGCTAGTATTTCTAATATCTCACCAAGTGTGTACGGCCCTTCAGAACCAACGATTTCACTGATGAAAAGGGGTGTTTCCCCTTCCCACTTGATGAATGTTTTCGTTCCGTCAACTGATTTACGAACGGTATCGGGTGATGTTTCTAGGACTTGTGTAAAATCTACTTTACTCAATTCCGAGACGGGTATAATAAGAAATGTTCTTTCTTGCATTTAATGTACCTCCGTTTTTATATTCCGAATGGTGATGGATATTCTTTTGGTTCGTAAGGAATAAGGTCAAGGTCTTTTACCCATAAGAAGGTTGAATTTGTACAATAAGCCATTTCTTCTACCGATATAATCCAATTATCATTCTTATCGTGAATAGGATTGAAGAAACTATCGGTAGTAAATTGTTGACCAACTATGGAATCTTTTTGTTCTTCGGTTAGAATACCGACGTAGGTTGACCATTGTTCTTGTGATATGTCTGTTAGTTTCATACTTGTCTTCCTAATGTTGTTTGATATTTTTGGACTATCGTGTAGAGTGAACTGGCTTCAGCATCTGTTAGACCGGAACCAATATGTACAAAAGCTAATTCAGATAAGGCATATTCAAAACCACCCCACAAAAGCCATAGATTACCATTTTGTAACGCCGTCGTGGAATTTACTGTATTAGTATCGAGTAAAGAATTATTCTTGTAAAATTTTCTATTTGAATTAGATGTTTCACTACCAATAGCATATCCCATTGTAGTAGACGAAGCCGCGGCACTTTCCGTGCGGTCATCGCCACCATTAAATTGAGCACTTCCTATCGTCCTGTTGAATACTCTCAATCCTATCAAACCGGCAGGGTTGTATGGGTTAGCATTGCAATTTAGCTCTCCAGTATATTGTTGGTTATTTACGCTACCAGTGACAACGTATGCCGAAATAGAAAAATCGCCATTCGTTAAATTATTAAAAATGTTTAGATTAGTATTTGCCCAAGCGTTACTACCGTTACCCAGAGCACCTGTACTTCTATGAGTCCATCCACCACTAAATGTCAAACGAAACGCATCATCAACATCTCGTGGGTCTTTTAGATTCCATTTATGAGTTGTGGTAGTTCCACCGACGAACGGATAAATGGCTTTCATTTTTGACCACAAATTATTTGATTTCAAATCTTTTACAAGGTCAACGATGGCACCACGTTGTGTAGAACCCGTTATTTCAGACACCTGAATGAATAATGTTGCATCTGGGTCATTCATTTTACCAAAACTAAAAGCCATTACACACCTCTAATAATTGTCTTTAGTACCCATGATGCACTTGAAGCAGAAGCCTGTAAGTTAAAGTTTCCACCCGATATACTACCTGAAAGAGTTAGTGTTGTTGAGTTTCCAACATCCACTGTTGAAACTTCGTTGAATTGTAGTGTACTACCAATCCAAAATGCAGTAAATGTACCAGCTCTTCCGTTGGAGGCACTCACACAATTATACTCAACGTGAGCACTATTGTAAGAACCCGTCGGTACACTATAAAGTGTTGTTACACCCGTTGAAAGTGAGTTTCTCTTTGTTGTATAAAGTGATGGGGCTTGTATATCACCCATAAGGATTCTATTATCCGAGAATACTTCAAGTATTGGAAGACCTGAAATATCATTGACGGAGAAAAGGGAACCTGACATTGAATCTGTTACCGCAAACAATTCACCAAGAGAACCTTGTACCTTAAAGATTGGGTTAGATGAACCTGAACCAATAAGAGTAAGTTGTGAGTTGGCGGAACTTGAAATTGTGGCTGAACCTGTGAGTGATAAAGCAGTACCGTTTATAGATAGATTCGATGAGGCAGTAGCTGCATTTGTTGTACCATCCGATAGTAGAACACGGAAAGTACCAGCGTTGTTTATCGTGTTGAACCCTGCACCGGATGTACCTGAAGACCCAGACGTTCCTGAATTACCAGAAGAACCTGATGTTCCATTTACACCAGAAGTTCCTGAACTTCCTGATGTTCCTGAATTACCAGAAGAACCCGATGTTCCTGATGAACCTGAAGTTCCTGAATTACCCGATGAACCAGAAGTTCCTGAATTTCCTGATGTTCCTGATGTTCCTGATGAACCTGAAGTTCCTGAATTACCAGATGAACCTGATGTTCCTGATGAACCTGAAGTTCCTGAATTACCAGATGAACCTGATGTTCCTGATGAACCTGAAGTTCCCGATGCACCAGATATACCAGAAGTGCCTGATGAACCCGATGTCCCATTTACACCAGAAGTTCCAGAACTTCCAGATGTTCCATTTACACCAGAAGTTCCCGAACTTCCAGATGTTCCATTTACACCAGAAGTTCCCGAACTTCCAGATGTTCCTGAATTACCCGATGAGCCAGAAGTTCCCGATGAACCCGAAGTTCCTGAATTACCCGATGAGCCGGAAGTTCCTGATGAACCTGATGTTCCATTTACACCAGAAGTTCCAGACGAACCAGATGTTCCTGAATTACCCGATGAACCTGAAGTTCCTGAATTTCCTGATGTTCCAGAAGACCCAGACGTTCCAGAATTACCAGATGAACCTGAGGTTCCAGACGAACCTGATGTTCCTGAATTACCAGATGAACCAGATGTCCCAGAAGACCCAGATGTTCCTGAATTACCCGATGAACCAGATGTTCCTGATGAACCTGAGGTTCCTGAGTTACCCGATGAACCTGAAGTTCCTGATGAACCTGATGTTCCTGAATTACCAGATGAACCTGAAGTTCCTGATGAACCTGAGGTTCCCGATTCACCAGATGAACCTGATGTTCCTGAAGAACCTGATGTTCCTGAAGAACCTGATGTTCCTGATGAACCTGAGGTTCCTGAGTTACCAGATGACCCCGATGTTCCATTTACACCAGAAGTTCCAGATGTACCAGTTTGACCAGATGTCCCAGATGTTCCAGATGTTCCACTTGAACCGGCGGCACCAGCATTGTTGTAATAGAATTGACCAGTTATATCGTCATAAACAACAAATTTAGATAAATTGTTTAATGACAAATCTCGTACAGAAACACTACCAGTAATTTTTAAACTTCCCGTTATATCATGTATATCATCGAGAGAATCTCCAAATTTGGTAGACCCACTTTCAAAAATAATAGAAGAAGAAACGTATTCCGTATAAAATTCTTGTGCTGTTAGTTTTCCGCTAATAATAGCATCACCGGTAACATTAAATGTATTACCAATAAATGTTATATTTGAAGACGCAGTAGCTGCATTTGTTGTACCATCGGAAAGTAAAACTCTACCGTTTGATGGATTGTTTATTGTATCAAATCCTGTTCCAGATGTTCCAGAAGAACCAGATGTTCCTGATGAACCTGACGTTCCTGATGAACCTGACGTTCCTGATGAACCTGACGTTCCTGATTCACCAGAGGTTCCTGATGTTCCAGAAGAACCAGAGGTTCCCGATGAACCTGAAGTCCCTGAACTTCCTGATGTGCCTGATTCACCAGATGTGCCACTTGAACCAGAAGTACCTGAAGAACCAGAAGTTCCAGAGGAACCAGAAGTACCTGATGTTCCCGATGAACCAGAAGTTCCTGAACTTCCCGACGTTCCAGAAGAGCCAGATGTGCCATTTATACCAGATGTTCCTGATGTTCCAGAGGTTGCTGCCATATATGACGTTCCATTTATTACAAGTGAACCACTTATATTAATAGAACCAGTTACTGCATAATTTCCGGTTAATGTTTTATTATGTCTCCAAATATTAGCATTACCATCGTAAACTAATACATCACCGTCTAAAACACCAATTGTTTCAACGTCAGATAAGTCTGTTAATCTTGTTGTTGGAACATTTCCACCACCACCTTGACCACCAACGGAACGGAATATACCACCAGGTAAAATTACATAGGAAGTTGAATCTGTAAAATCGGCATTATTTCTAAGTGCCATTGCACCTAAATAAATGGCATTTTGTTTTGTATTTTCTACTTCATTAAATGTTTCAAATGGAAGATTTGCAATAGCAACTGTTGCGGATTCATATGTTGCGTTTCCATAATAAACAACAATACCTTTTGTTGCTGAATTCGGATACCAGAAAACTCTCTGTATAGACCATTG